AGTATTTATGCGAGCATGGTTGCCGCATTTAAAACAACCGGTGATTTCATCATGGATCAGTTTAGTTCAACCGGGCCGCTTGTTGCTTTGTTCCAAGATTTCGGGAATTTGATTTCTGGATACATTACAGAAAAACTCTATCTGGTAATGGCTGATTTCATGGACGCTATCGGTAAATCTGGAATGGCAGACACGTTCAGATACCAAGCAGAAACATCTGCAAATGAAGTTAAAACCGCGCTTGATGTAATACCAATTCACGCTGAGTTGACCGCTGAGAAAGCTGGTGAGTCAATGGGGAACATACCTGAGAGTTTCAAAGCGAACATGGAAGGCGTTGCGCCTTTATTTACAGGGATTGAAGAGCATCAAGCAGAGATCGACAAGTTGACTCAAGAGATCACAGCTTCACAAACTGCGCAAACTGCCGCTGTTGACGAAACATCAAAAGCTCAAGCGGCGGCAGAGCAAGAGGCTCGCAAGTATTTTGACGAGTATCAAAAAGGACAGGCAAAAGCAGCTGAGGTGGATGCAGAAAAAACAGCCAAGCAAGCCGAACAAAATGCGCTGAAGCAACAAGAGCTTGCATTTCAACTTGAGTTAGCAACAGCCCAAGCTACCGGCGATACAGAGCACATAGAGCAATTAAATGCTCAAAAGAAGTGGCTCGAAGATTATCAAAAAGCCCTGGCGGCTGGACTAGGAGAAGAGCAAGCGCAAAATTTTGCTACTAACATGGCAATCGCCGCAGCAAACTCTGCGAATATAAAGCAATACGATAAAGACGGAAATCAGTTGTTTTTCAAAGCGGCAGAGAATGCAGCGAAATTGAATGAAAGCCTTAAATCTGCAACAGGGTTTGCTGACACGCTGTCTAAAATGAAAGATATTAAAGCCATGGACAAGGCTGAGAATAGCGCAAAGGCAGCAACAGAGGAGTTAAGGGCAATGGATAAATTGCTTGGAACTGATCTCGCTCAAAAAAGTTTCCCTGATCTTGTTAAAAAACTAGGAGTCGATAAAATTGGGCAAACAGGAGAAGAGCAAATTCGGGCCGTTGTGACATATTTAAATGGAGTAAAAGCTGATCTTTCTAAAAGCCCGATTGACTCTGAAAAAGGGCAACAGAAAATTTTAGAACTCGTTCAATTTCTAAATGGAAACCCATTAAAAGCAGATTTAATTACTGACGAGGCTAAACAAAAACTAGCAGAATTAACGCAAACGCCAGCAATAGCTCGACTCGAGGTTGACCAAGCACAGGTAGCAAATGCAATAGGCCATATGTCGGCTGACATTAGAAATAATTTAACAGGTGGCCAAGGCGGCCAAGGCGGCAATGCCGGACAGGGTGGGCAAGGCGGTGAAGGTGGAGCTGGAGGAAACGCCCAAGCAGATGTCACAACGATTAGCTCGCTTGTTCAAGAATGCAGGAATTGGCTACAAACAATTTCAGGCAGTTTACCATACTCAGTTGTAATACCATAATTTATGAGCTTTGATTATCATGGAGCAGATGGATGGATTAAACAAGCGGCGCGAAATGTGCAAACATTTCGGAGCGGGTTGTGCCGGATTCAACTTGAATATATTTCAAGAAGTTCATCGGCTAAGTATTCCAATTTTAGGGTCGGAGGTATATTGGCTGAAGAAGATTCAATGCCTTGCATCGATGGCGCATTTATATTTCCTGAGCCAAGCTATACTGACATGGGTAATGGATTTATCAAATGCGCGGTTACTGCATACGGTAGGGTAAATACAAGCGGCGTCGTTGATACCGGGAAAAGACTTGGGAGTTATATTTCATATTTTATTGAGACTTTTGTTTCTAATGGTACTAACGTTGCTCCTGAACCTATAAAATATGAAAGAAGCGATCAAAAGCTTTTTGATTTTGCAATTTATAGGTTTATTTGTCGCCAATCTGAATTTCCTATAGCGTCAGATATTCCTGAGTTGTTTATTTACGATTTAGACGGTACAATCATACAAGATAAACAAACAGTTATAACAACTGAAACAATCCATTCCGGGAAAAAAATAGGTACGATTATTTATAATGGAGAATTAATAAAAGTTGCACGTTTAGGGAGACAAATGATGACGTATGAAATTACCAACTACGGGTTTTTTAATGAAGTAATTATATCTGTTGATGCAGTCGGACGTTCAGATACCGACATTAGATGGACTGCAATTCCGCAAACTTAAAAGATGCTAAATTTACCAGTCTCATTCACGCAAGAAATTCAGGGGAACTCTAATAGCCTTCCGTACCAGATTAAAGCATCAGATTTAGACAAAGATTTTGTTTTTGCGGCATTGGATGCAGACAACTCGTTAATAGAACAGATCACAGGACAAGGGGGGCATCTAGCGCGAAAACTCAAAATCCCAGCCGTGCCAAGCAACGGCACATACGTCCTCGGCGCAATAAACGGGTTGCTGACTTGGCTCTCAACCGAGGAATGCTAAAATGATACTAGGCCGCACCGCTTCCAACGCTATCAAAATAAAAGTCGAAGACGGCACACCTCGAGCTGTAGAGTGCGCGTGTTGTCTGTGCACTCAATATGATGAGCTTCCTGGGACTGGCTTTCACCAAATATCGGCTAGTATGGCATCCACTTTATTAAATGCCAGTATATACGCCGATCTCTCAGCATCTTCTCCAACCAATTCAGCTTCTTATGAAAATGTTCTTTTTTCCGGCCCATCGCAACCTTATCCTGGACTTTGCTATTACTCATTCACATTGAGTGTTGGCGATGAAGAATATGGTGCTTTTAATGCATCTCTTTTTTTAACAAAAGCCTTGGGTAATTGGTATATATCTGTAAGTGCAAATGTCTACCTTGATCCGTTCGGCGCGATTTACACCTTCGATGCTGAGTGTCCAGCAGGTGCGTCGGGATCAATAACCTTATTGGGCGTCTCCATACCCAGTTTCGTGTGTGCCTTTGTCGCGGGCAATATTAGCTCATTTACAGTTAATATACATGAGTGATAAAAGTAGGAAAATTGAAGAGGTGCGGGCAAGAATACTCTCAGTAATGCAAGCAACCCACCGCTTCGCTAGCGCAGGCTTCGCCACCACCCCACCCGAAATCCTCGCTACCCGCGAAGCGACCTGCAGCGCCTGTCCCGAGTGGGACGCCACCGCGTTGAACGCCACGGGCCGCTGTCGTAAGTGCGGATGCAGCACATGGGCGAAGCTTAGAATGGCAACCGAGCGTTGCCCGATAGGAAAGTGGGAAGCCGTTGACAAACCTACCAACTAAATGGCACGCGACCTATTTATTGACATGACAAACCGCCGTTTGGCGACAAGCCTAACGAGCCTTGCACCTGCGAACTCTCCGCGATTCGTGAAGGGAGACAACGGAGCAATCAACCTCTATTTTCTTGAAGCAACGGGCAACGTATCCGCTCCGTTTAACGTATTGGATATGACCGGAACAACGGTCAAATTCGGCGTAGGAACAAGGACGGGAACGCCTGCCAGCGGCACTTTCACGCTTTCTTTCGGCGGAGAAACAAGCGGGGCGATCGGGTTCAGCGCGACAGCCGGGGCGATCTCGTCCGCGCTCAACTCACTCTCAGCAATTACGAGCATCGGCAAAGTATCCGTAGGCGGCACGATGGCGACAAACTTTGTCATTTCGTTCAACTCCGCAGGCACTCGCTCCGCGATCACAGCGGACGTTTCGCATCTTATTCCAACAACATCGGCACTCATTGATGAGCGACTCGCAGGAGACGCCACGACCGCTGAAATCCAAGAGTTGCAACTTCGACTTGCTCCAGCCGTTTATCAGCCAACTTGGACTGATCTGGGCACAGCATTGACGGTCAGCGTTGCCACGACCCTTACCGGCTCGACACTCCAGAACGAAGTTCAACGGATCTCATTTTCACGCTCTCCATATCTCGGAAGCTACCGAGTAACGGTTCCGACCTACAACGTGGACATCGCTTCGACCGTGACGGACGGCGTATTTATCACGTCCGCAAATCACGGGCTTTCGCTTTCTCAGCCTGTTGTATTGACGGGCTTCACGGCATTGACTGGCTACACCGCAGGAACTCAATATTTCGTTAGCTCAATTCCGCAGCCGTCCGAATTTTTGCTATGTACTATACCTGGAGCACCGGCAATTACGATCGGCACAGGAACGGTCACGACGGGCAGCGTGGCGACTACGATCTTACGCCAGACCGACCCGCTCGACGCTTCGACAACAGCATCTGGACTGCAATCGGCGTTGCAATCACTCGACTCCATCGGAGTAAACAACCTAACCGTGAGCGGCATCCAAGGCAGTTATTTTGACGTCACATTCGGCGGAAACAAAGGGTTTTCCGATCTGCCTACGCTCCAAGTGCAGAGCGGCTTGAGTGCAATCCCCGGTAAGACGGCATCGGTTAATTTTAGCACGTTCGGCGTGCGCGACTATTTGCTAAACGCGACAAGCGCGACAGCCGATCTCGAGATCGAACTAACCGAAAGCGGTGAGCGCAATACAATAATCCTTCAATCATGCACATTGACCGAGGAACTCATCACTCAAGCCAGCTTGACGTAATGGACAGCCACGCTTTCCACACGCTTGTCGGAACGTCCGCGCCCGCTGCGGCGGTTCTGATCTCGTTCAGCGAGGTTGAGGCATGGCTTCGCATTCTTTCGCTTCTTATGGGAATTTGCATCGGTGCGGTATCTCTGTATAAAATGACTCGACCAAAAAAACCATGAAAACACTACTCGCAAAACTCAAAGAGCCGTCCACCATTCGCGGTATCGCCATCATCGGCAGCGTTGCCGGATTGAGCCTCGACCCGTCGAAGTGGGACGCTATCGGTGCGGCGCTTGCGTCGATAATCGGACTCATCGAAATCTTCCGCAAAGAAAAATGAGCGCCAAGCAAATTGCGCTTTGGATGATCGTTCTTTCCTTCGCGTTTTTAGGAATGGCTTTCCTGACTTCATGCGCTGGAATGAATACTCCGTCGTTATGCGTCAAGACGGATTACGGCACATTCTACTACACACCGGAATTTTCAAAAACTCTCCACGATAAATGACGTTCGACGAACGCAGCGAGATCCAACTTGCAACGCTCCACCCCGAAGCACAAAAGGCCGCACGCGCCTTCCTAGGCGTTGCAAAGACCATTGCTGCAAAGGTTGGTTGCGACGTTAAGATCATCAGCGGCACTCGATCTTATATGGAGCAGGACGCGCTCTATGCAAAAGGCCGCACAATTCCAAACACTAAAATTGTGACCCGTGCAAAAGCGGGCTTTTCAAATCATAACTTTGGAATTGCGTTCGACGTGGGCATCTTCAAGGGGAAAGAATACTGCGAAGAGCATCCGCTCTATAACGAACTCGGAACGCTTGGAAAGAGCCTTGGCCTTGAGTGGGGAGGCGACTGGAAGTTTGTTGACGAGCCGCACTATCAGTTGCGTCCGCATTGGGCGAAAGGAATGACCGAGCGGGAAATGCTCACAATTTTACGCACTAGAGTATCGAAAAAAATAGACATTCTCGCTTGAAAAAAAAGAGACAACCGACGGTTGAATCAGAGAGAGCGGAAGCACTCGCAGAAGCGAAACGATTGCTATCCGAGCACTACGACTGCGGCTTCACCATCGTATCGTGGGAGCAGGGCGGGGAGACGATGCACGGAGAGTTTGTATTCGGCAACAAATACGCCGTCGAAGGACTAGCGAGCGATTCTTTCAGTATTTTATTTCCAGACTTGGAAGAAGAAGAGGAGGAAGACGAAGCATGAAAATGACACTTGAGTATGACGAAACAGAGCGATACGAGCACGAGGTGGCGTGTAAGGCGCTTGATATTTTGATACTGGTGGATGACATAGATCAAGAACTCCGAAGCGCTCTCAAGCACGAATCCGGAGCGTTTGCGAAAATGGACGAAGACACGATGGAAGCTGTCCGTGCTTGGATTTGGGAAGAGCGCGGAAAGCGAAACATCCCAGAACTTGTATGAAGGGCTGGAAAAAATGGATGGCAGTCGGGTGCTCTCATGGCGATCAAATAGACCCTGATGCTCGCAAGGCCGTTCTCATGTTCAAAGAACGCTGGAAGCCCGACACGACCATTCATCTAGGCGATTTCTTGGACTTGGCCGCTTTCAGGTCAGGGGCTATCTCCGATCCGAACTCAAGCGACCGAGCGGCCAGCATCAGCGACGATCTTTCAGCAGGCATTGACTTCCTGCACGAACTCAGGCCACAGCATATTTTATATGGGAATCATGAAGCCAGGCTTTATAAGCTCGCATCGTCGCCCAACGCGCTTGCGGCTCACGCCGCTACGCTCACCATTCAAGCTATCGAGAAGACGGCGAAAGAACTCAAAGCGCGGCTCTACCCATATCACATTCGTAGCTACTTAGAACTAGGTGGATGCAAGTTTATACACGGCTATATGTATAACGTGCAAGCCATCCGCGATCATGCGGAGACATACGGGCAATGTGTATTAGCGCACCTGCACCGCGTAGGCTGGGAACGCGCTCGCACGCTTGACGGGCCGTCGGGATATTGCGTTGGGATGCTGGCTCGCTTTGATATGGAATACGCGAGCACCCGCCGTGCAACATTCGCTTGGTCGCAGGGTTTCGCGTATGGCTTTTACAAAGACAATTCTATTACAGTAAACCTATGCGAACGAAAAATAAATCAGCCGTGGCTATTGACGATGTAAGTAAAGCCTGGGACGCTTTCTACGAGACGACCAAAGTCGAAGTCGAGAAAGACATAGCCAAGCAAGGCTGGAAGACGATCCGCGCTATTGCGGACGAGTCAAAGCTAACGATATCATCGATAAGTTGCCGAGTTGAAACAGCCGTAGGGAAAGGTCTTCTCGAAATGCGAAAGGCGATAATAAAAACAAATCAAGGTATTCGCGAGGTAAATTTATACCGCCCGATCTCAAAATAAAAAAGCCCGCACAAGCGCACTGGCATTGGTTGCGCTCATTTGTAAAGACTTTTCCCAAGAATTATTTTCGCACTTCGCGAAAATTTTTCTTTTCATCTTGAATGGAATGGAAGAATGTTTGCCCATCGAACGGAATGACTCCGAACGACAGAAACCAAAACAGAAAACCAAAAATGAGAATCAAAGACCTAGAAGTTGGAACAAAATACCAAAAAGCAGATGACTCAAGCATCTGGATCAAAACTGGCAAAACAGTTTCAAAGCGTTTTGGGACTACTCAACATTCAATTCGCCACGACCGCCGTATTAAATGCACGGTCATTAAATAATTTAAAATATATGGAACCACTCACATTTCTCGCCCTATTCGCCACCTGCATGATCTGCTCGTTCATCGGTGGATACCTGCTCGGCAACATCAAAGCTACCTGCGAGGCCGAACAATCTCGCCGCTGGTGGATGAACCGCCAGATCAAAAGGGAGCGCCGGTAGTGACCGCCGAAGAAAAATACGACGCTGAGATCATGTTCACCCGAAACATCCTTTGCGGTATGATCGAGCAAGCCGTCGAGGACATGCGAAGCGAGAAGGTTTTTTTGAGCAAACAACTGAACGATCTTCAAGAACTCGACCGCGATACGGCACTCCATTTCATCCGCTCCAAGGCATTCCAAGGCATCTGTGACGTCCTCGCATTACCGGCAGACAAAATAAAAACTAAAGCTCTAAAGTATGAATCTCGCGATTGATCCAGGCACAACGCACTCGGCCTTTGTGCAGTTCCACAACGGCAAGGTGATTGACCACGGTCACCTGCCGAACGAGGAGATCCGCCAGATTCTCATCGGTCGCGAATACACTCGGTGCGCCTGCGAGATGATCGCCAGCTACGGCATGGCGGTAGGCGCAAGCACATTCGAGACTTGCGTATGGATCGGACGCTTTATCGAAGTTGCACGGGTGGACGTGGAACTAATTTTCAGAAAAGACATCAAACTTTTTCTCTGCGGAACGATGCGGGCAAAAGACGCCAACGTGCGTCAGGCATTGCTCGATCTCATCGGGCCACAGGGAACAAAAGCCCAGCCGGGGCCAACATACGGCATCAAATCCCATTCATGGGCGGCACT